GATAAGCAAACATTAGCTATTGTGGGTCAATTAACAGAGGACGGGGATGCGATTTTTACCGAAGAGTAAAAATCAGCTCTGAATACTGCGTAAGCAGTAAAGGATGCGATTTTTACCGAAGAGTAAAAATCAGCTCTGAATACTGCGCAAGCAGTAAAGGATGCGATTTTTACCGAAGAGTGAAGAGTAAATTTAACCTAGTTGGTTTTGAATACCCTCTGGATATGTAACACCTAACTTGATAGTATTCATATAACAGTTTGATAGTTTCAAACGTTTTGTAAAGTCCTCTTTACATTCTAGAGAACGACTAAAGATAAATTTTAGTCGTTTATTGAAATCACTCTTATTTCTGTCACGATTTTCAATTGTGTAAAATACACCATTTCGCTGAACTACAACAGAATCCATCACTTTTGTTTGTAATTATTTATTAATATTCAATCAATTTCCACAAATGGTTACTTAGCAGGTTTAAAAGTATTTTGTACTAGTAATACTAGTATATTTTTACACAGTTCTAATGATTGATCCAGATATTATCAAGTATTGTTATCTAAAACATAGTAATATATTTACTATTAGTTCTAATATTACTATTAGAAAAATGAAAGATAATAATTATGTCAAGGGATGTATTAGTGGAATGTTTGGTATCATCCTATCACACCCTATCGACTCTATTAAAACCCACTATCAAACTACGATGGGTACTAAATTTACATATAGTATTAGTAATTTATATCGTGGTATAACATCACCACTAATTGGTGTAGGTATTGAAAAAGCTATTGTGTTTGGCACATATAACTATTGCCGTCAAAATGCTCTTAATACACCGCTAAGTGGTGCCATTTCTGGCCTCGCCGCTTCCCTTATCGTTTCCCCCTATGAACGCATCAAAATTATGAAGCAGACTAGTCAGAGTGTAACATTTAGAAATATCATCAGTCCAGCCTTTCTATTCAAGGGCCTATCGGCAACATTTACTCGTGAAGTACCTGGATTTGCTATTTATTTTTCCACGTATGAATGGTTGAAGCATCGATTTTATACAAGTAGTGGGTGTGATATTACGATTCCTTCTAGTTTCTTATTCGGGGGTATTAGTGGAACTATGGCATGGATATTTATTTATCCACAGGATCGTATCAAGACGGTATTACAATCGACTACAACTATTAGTATTCGTAATATTATCTACAAGACTTATAACAATGGTGGTCTTACGCAGTTCTATAGTGGTTTTAGTTTTGCTGTGGGAAGAGCTATTCTTTTACACAGTGGTACCTTTTGTATGATGGAAATTCTTAATAAATTATAAAATTATAAAATAATGTGAAATTGATTTAATGGTTAAAATTGTTTTACAATATAACAAACAATGGCCACTAATTACTATTTAGAACTTATCGAAAATTTCTATGTCAAAAAAGCGGATGTTGACACTAAATTAGCAACAATTAGTAAAACTGGCAATAGCGATATTAGTAAAAAAAAGAATAGTGCCGGTATTGAGTACTCGTGGAATTATAGTGGTACCAGGCGCCTATTATTTACTATTCCATCTACTTGCGATGAACTGACTGGCCAAGACCTATCACGGCTTAATAACAATAGTTTTATTCATAGTATCCTATATACGATTGACCCTGATTATTACTCGGGTCTAATTGACCAAAAACGTGCCGATTGTACCGAATTTATCGAGATATTACGAAAGGATTTCTATATCAAGGAAAAGCTATCCAAAGAAGCCACTAGTGTCCTACAAAATCTAGAAAACAATACGTACAATGATAGTACTATTCAACACATTGTTAATTTCCTAAATAGTTTCCATCTTATTATCCTAAATAGTGATATTACTGAACCACCTAAATTGTTTATGTGCGGTTTTACTGGCAAAAAGGGTTGTGAAAATAGTTACAAGTCAGCAGGTAGTTTGGTTATCCTATATTTTGACCACAATCGCGAGGTCTACTATCCGGCTTTTTACGACCCCGAAGATGTTCGTGAAAACATGTACATATTATGGAATGAACCGGAATTCCTACAATTTATTAAAAACGTAAAATTGTGGGGCAAGCCATCGGAAACTAAAAAATGGGCTGTAGCGGACTTGCGCGAATGGATTACATTTTTCGGGCTATCTATCGACAGTTCCCTCGATAAAAAGGCTATTTTGGATAAACTTCCTGAAGTCCTACCATAAAGTGCCAAAGTTTAGACACCCCCTTCGGGAGGTGTCTTAAAACATTTGGCACTGTGGAACCCGAGTTAGCTGCCAACCCGAAGGGTTTGGCACTCCACGGTAACGTAATCTCATAAATTCCAAATTGAAATAAACATTTATATATTATTTAATAAATATATAAATGGATAACCTAAAAACTTCAAACCAACTCATATACTTCACAAATGATATCCTAGATAGTACAATTGGCCTTAGTATAGATGCTGCTCTAAAACCTACCATGTGGTTTAAGGAACGCGACGAAATTATAACTAAATCTAAATACAAGGGTAAAAATGTTGACACAAAGTTTCCCCAATACGCAAATGTTGATAAACTAGTTGTACAATTTTGGGAATACACTTCTCCGTGTATGTGTGCCAGTATAAGAAATACACATATTAGTATCATTACACTAAATAATAATACTGAACACAAAGCAACCTATAAACTACACCTATATAGATATGTTGATTCTAAAGTTGGCTATGTAGAAGTAGTCGATAATTATTATTCCTACTTCTCTTAACTTACTCATAGTCACGAAAACAAATACCAACTGGGAAACGAGGTGCTCCATCGGCCGAAATCTCCTGATACTTTACTGTAAGGAGTTTACCATAATAACCTTTGACATGTTCAAGCATCTGTTTACGGCTGTCAATTGTACCATGCATAGTAACACTAAATGTCTTTCCTTCTTTGGCCTTTGAACTACATTCGAAAATAGGAGTACCTTTGTGGGCACCAGTACCTTCATGATGACCAATTACAACAAACTCATCGTCGTGAAACTTTTTGTACTTTAGCAAGTCCTTAGAACGACCTTGTTGCTTATAAGGGCTATCCTTATTACGAAGCATAATACCTTCGTATGGACTAGATAGATTTGTATAGTGCGTATGTAGGGCCTCAATATCACCCATATCTTTAGCAACCTTCGTTTCTACTAGTACTAAGTTGTGGAAAGTTTGTTTCTCAAATGCCTTGGCAAGAGTTTCGTAGCGACTGCCATATCCAATAGAGTTCTTTGCGAGATGTCCATCACCACTATAGAAACAATCATAAATGTGATATTTGATTGTGCTTACCTCGGGGTGTTTCGATTTAGCACGACGTACGATACTAGTAATCTTCTCAAACGCTGCTCCGTGGATATACAATTCGCCGTCAATTACCAAGTCCTTATTGTCCGCGAAACTACTAAAAAGACTAGTTAGTTCAGGTACTAGGTGTTCAAATGGTTCATAAATAGTATTTTGACGAGACTGAAATACTAATTTTTTACAATTGTTCATATACACTAGGCAACGAACCCCATCTAGTTTAGGTTGGATGTATACAGGATACTTTATATTAGGCTTGTCTAGGTCTAACTCGAGCGCCAACATAGGTTTTAGTAGTTTCGATTCTGATTTTGTGGGTTCCTCTAGGATATCTTTTGTTTTTTGTTCTTCTTCTGCTTCTGCCTCTACTAAATCTCCTAATTTAGCTACACGAACTAGTTTTTTCTTTGGTAGGATTGGTGTCGGTTTATAACCCTGCTTCATTTTTTTCGCCCAGTCACGCTCCGCCTCTAAAATAGCTTGTTGTCTAGGATTAGTAGCATTGCTCTTACCAATGTTTTTACCTTCAGTTACATCAGTATCGTGTGTAACTAGCTTACCTCCGCGAACACCATGTTGAGCACGAACAATATAGTGTTCTCCAGTAATCTCTAGGACTTCGACGGACCACTGCTTTTCACGCTCGGTACCAATAGTAGTGTTATAAAGAGTAGGAAATGTCTTGATTGTAGTAGCCATGACTTTTGTAATTATACTAGCAAATATCTTTAAAATCAATTCCACTATAACAAAGTACGACAGTATTTCAATGATAATTAGCCAGTCTTACATTGTTGCTCGGGGTCAATTGTATTTTTACTATAACTACTAGTACAAGTATTCGGTGTAAACACCCTGGGGCTGTCAATATAAATAGTAGTATAGTTTTCTGGTTTTGGACGTGTTTCACAACTATAATATTTTTCATGAAAATTTGTAACATAATCCTCGGCCTCTATGTAAGTACTAACATCTGTCATTTTATATTATGGAGATATTATTATCTTAACACCATAAGTATTCAATTCTTATTTCTAAATAATATAAACATTTTATTATTTTATAATAATAGAATAATAACATGTCACGTTTACAAATAGTATTCATAGTAGTTCCAGCAACTATAGGTGGTACTATTGGAACCATTAGCGGTGTAAATGATGAAATAAAAACACTCCGCCGTCACAATTTTAGAGGTTTATCAGATATATTTCTAATAGGTACTCGTGTTAGTTTAAGTGCTGGTACTGGTGCTATGTGTGGCATCTTATGGCCTATTCATTTAGGATTTGCCTCATACAATTTCATTGATGAACAAAGCAAGCTTTTTTAACCTTGCCTCGGCCTTTCCTGAAGGGAAAGGCTCGGCAAGTGACGTTACTTTATGTGAATAAAGGTTAAACCAATTCACTGTTCTTGAGACGGTCCACAACCTTTTGAGCTTTACGAATTTCGAAATAGTTCACCATGTTACGCCAGCCACTCATATGATAATCTAAATAGTTAATCGTATCATATTCTAACAGATTAATATTCTTAGACCAGGCAAATAGTGTATTATAGTCGCGGGATTCCGTACGCTGTTCTAAACTGCTCTTATGGTTTGTTTTTGTCCACCTAGGTAACATGTAACCAGTGTGTCTATTACTGCGTTCCATACAACGATTTACAATACCAATAGCAATATTATGGTTCTTAATAGGTTCGGGCGGGTTTCTCCAACCCGGTAGCCCATTATCTAATACCTCTAGTAACTCACTAGAGAGAGTAGTGATATTATCCCGCCAAAACTTGAGTTGTTTTAAATCCGAATTCATTATAGTATTTATAAGTTTTAATCTTTATTTCTTTAAATAAGTTAGAAATAAGGAGTAAATGTTATTTTCATTCATATCTCTAGAATGGCTAATGTCAATTGCCGACTTTTACGGCTGGATAACTATTATTGGTTCGTTAATCGGGGCTATATATGTCTTTAAAAGCCGTAAGTTAATTACTGCTAAATATATGAAGAGGTTAGAGAAAAATAAGGAGCCCGTAGAGTTTCTCTTTTCTAGAACACCTACTGGTGATTTTCGTGTTTCTAAAACAAATCGTAGTAATACATTAAATACTGGTACCAAGAAATCTACACCTATTTCAGAACTAAATAGAATTTAATATTATACCATACAACTCTTTAGTACATCCTTGTCTACCTGGTAAAACTGTTGGGCATTTACATCACCCTGGTCATAAACAACTACTTGTTTGGTTTTACATTTAGGTTTTTCCGGACACTTCTCTTCTTTAGGACACGGTAGGTTCTTTAGCTCGAATAATTTGCCTCTATAGCTAGATAGTTCCTTCTTTTTATCCTCTAATAACTTCTCATATTTAGCTATTTCTACTTCCATCTTTTTACTATCACCACTCTCCTTATTATATCTGTCCTCATACCGCTTTACTATCTTATGATAATTTTCCAGATTCATATCATATTCCTTTTTTGAAATACTCTTACAGCTACTATAATACAACTCCTCCCAATGTTTCTGTTTTGGAAATCTATTCATTAGTCGCTCATATGCCGCACAGGCCTTGTTTTTAGACAAAATGGGCGGCAATAAAAGATCAAATACGCTATTTATATCTATAGGACCTTTAACAACACTATTGTTGCTAAAGTTATACTCTATTAACTTGTCATTCTTCATTATGTAGGAGCAATTAGGTTTCGAATAAACCGCGCAATCAAAATAGCCCAATTGAAACTCGCGAGGCATACTCTTGTACGTATCGGCAATATTTCCAGCCGATGTAACCTTAAGCGTCACCATATCTACAATACAATAACGTGTCTTCTTAAACATTATGTATCCCGTATTAGGTCCTTTAGTTGCTATAGCATCTATAGAACCGCCATAGAAATCATCTGGAAGACCACTAAAGAAGTCACTTATTTCAATCTCTTTACCTTCCTTTTTCTTACTATCATAAATCATTACATGCGACCGTTTAAACCATAGACTGGTATTAGAGTCATTCGTAATTGCGATAGCATCTATATTACCACTCTTGAAATTACTAGTTAATCCCGGAAATGTAGATATATCCATTACCCTAGATACACTATTAGGTGTTATAGTTTGGTAATGTTTGCCTTTAAAGAATGTCTTGTTAGTACCATCTATGTAGATAGCATTGATTAATAGTGGTTCAAATTTGCTATCACAACATAATATAGCAACTTCTCTATCGGCAACATTGATTTGCTTCTCGGTTTTACAGACATCTCCAGCCTTTCCTAATTGTATCCAACCATCTGGATAATCCGAAATAGGTCCCCATTTCTTAATGTCACTAACATTATACAACGGTTTGCCGTTGATACAGTATTCTGCCGCACTACATAATTTTTTACCTTGCGATTTACAGTATTCCGAGGCACCCTTATAGTCAAGTCTCTTAAAATCATAGTTATTGTTAAAGGATTTATAGAGCTTTACTATTTCATCATCACTTAAATCTCTGTTGTATACCATGAAATTTCTTAGATTAGCAAACCATGTATAGTTGTCCTCTAAGTCACGACCGATTATCATCTTTTCTAAATTTACATTTATAGGTGATCCTCCCTTGGCCGATGCTAACTTTTTACCATTAATAAATATAGCACGTTCATCTGTAGTCTTTCTTAATGTATAAAAGGCGAAGTCTTTGTAATAAGTAGCTACACTAGTAGATACGCGTTGGGTAGAGGTATCACAACACCCAGCTTGGTCAAAATACAATGTACTGTCTGTCCAAGTAGGGTGACAAAATATAGCTCTTTTATTACTGTGATTACCCGATACCTTAAATACATTATTATAACTAAGACTATTGGTCTTGGAGATCCAGGCTATAGTATAACTATCATAACCATCTATGTTTAGTTCTTTACTAGTCCTATTAGATAAGGCATATTCGCCGTTAAGAGCGAAGCTCATATTATCTACTTTAGGTGGCGAGCTCCACGTAAAATCATAACCATTACCACTCTGATCGCGCCATTCTTTGCTACCAGCGGTGTAATTACTAGTATCTAAAAATAATTGTAAACCTAATTTAACTGGTATGTTTTGGGGAGCCTTGCTAACATTAGCGGCCATTCTAATATCACGCTGCTTAGCATCGTCAGCGAAAATCCACTTAGTAATACTATCTACTTCATCCGGTTTCATATATGTATTGTAAACCATAAATTTACTAATATCGCCATCCCAATCAATAGCTAGTTTCCATGGAGCAGCCTTTAATTGTAATTTATCGGCACTATTAGGGCGATTAGATGCTAAAAGGGCTCCATTTCTATATATTTTCATAGAACCATTAAATTCTCTAACAAATATCCATACAATAAAGTGGTCGCAAGGTCCAATGTTTTTGCTAACTCTATTTTCATTAGAATTGGCATTTCCACTGCTCCACCCTTGATCAAAATAGACAGTATTATCAGTCCATGGTAAATGTACATTTAAACCATACTGATTTTGACTATTTTCTACTAGGATAGCATGATTGTAAGTAGGCTTGTTTGTTTTACTATAAATCACAATAGTATATCCATTCGTACCATCACCCAATTCAAATGTATCCCCATTGGGACCTAAGGCAGTATTACCGGTAGTAGAAAGTTTGCCATTAAAAAATAATGGTGTGTTTTTCCAGGTAAAGTTACGATTAGCCCCCGATAAATCTTTCCATACATTTCCAAAACTGGGATTGTACGAGTCCTTTCTAGTAGCATCTAGATAACATTTAAGACCAGTATTAATAAGGCCATCCGAAGTGTATGTTATTGTGCGAGTAGGTGGTGGTGTAGGAGGTGTGGGTATAGAAAACTTTATTTTATAGTTACCATTAGCCGGTTGTGAAAATGCCCACAAAAAAGGTGTAAACTGGGCTATGGAACCCTTATAGTACTTGGCTTCCCCATTGGCTGAAACCATTTTAGTATAACCATCCTCTTGTATCATGTATATTTTCATACCTTTTACATCACGAACAGTCTGTACTGCTTGTTCTTTACCAACCCATGGACCATACATATAGGGTATAGCATCTTCGAAACCCTCTTTTTCCTCAATAATATCCATCTTTGACTTTATGTAAATTAAAATTAATATTAATAATATTAAAGCTAAATAAATACATGCTTTTTGTATAGTTACAACCATCTATTATTATCATATCTTTTTTTTCATTTGATATATTTCATAATTGTATTATTTCATAATTGTATTATTTCATAATTGTATTGATTTTAATTCTCGTATTATATTAATATACCATATTAGATGAATAACAATTCTATAAACACTATTTATGAAAGTGTAGTTCGTATAGAGGCAAATACAATCCAATTTCAATGGACCGCACCTTTTGTTAAATCTAGAGCACCTAGTGCCTCTGGTACCGGTTTTATAATAGATAAACTAGGTCATATAGTAACATGTTTTCATGTTGTTGACCAGGCCGTACACCTATTTGTTACTATGCCTAAAACTGGCCAAGAACGTATCCCAGCTAAAATAGTAGCTATCTATCCCGAAATGGACATAGCAATTATTAAAATTAGTATTAAGGGTCCTACTAAATTCTTAGAATTAGGTAATAGTGACAATGTAGATATTGGTAAGGAAGTATTGGCTATTGGATATCCACTAGGGCAGGACAAACTAAAGATAACCAAGGGTATTATTAGTGGTGTTCAAAATAACTACATACAAACCGATGCTCCTATTAATCCTGGTAATAGTGGCGGGCCTCTCTTATACAATGGTACTGTTATAGGAATTAACACGGCTAAAGTAGCTGAAGTAGGAACTGAAGGCGTGGGTTATGCCAATCCTATCAACATTCTAAAGAGTGTTCAACGCCGTATGTTGTCCTCTAAGGCTAAACCTATTACTGATGAAAACTCTTCTATTGTTTCCTATCTTAGAGATGGTATAGTTAAAATAGAATCTTCTTCCTTAGGTGTCTTGGTAGATAAATGTACAAAGGAGATAATGAGCTACATACATTGCGAATGTCCTAGCGGCATACAAATTACCAGTATTTTCACTAATTCGCCGCTCCTATCCGGTGAATATCCGGCTAAAGTTGGCGATATCTTATGTTCTATTGAGGATTATGAGATTGATAATAATGGTGAATGTAGTGTTCCATGGAACCGCGAAAAGGTTTATTTCAATGATGTATTTGACCGTATCTCCGTAACTAAAAAAGAGGTTAAAATAACCTACTATACGGTTTTAGACAATGTTCTCCAAAAGGGTGGTTTAATACTATCCCTAGAGGATTTGTTAAAGACTGTAGTAGGTACAAAACGGGGTAAGAAGTCGCCTGCCTATAAAACGATTGGTAAGATGGTTACTAAGAATGTTCCGATAGTATCCGCTAAAAGCATATTTAAAATCTGGAATTACTATCCGCCTTATGATGAGGTAAAATATGTATCATTTGCCGGATTAGTTATGATGAATTTAGCAATGAACCACATTGTTATGAAGGAGTTTCAATACTTATTTTACAACTACGTAGATAAGTTAGACAAGAATGCTGTATTAATTACAAAGGTGCTTCCTTCGACTGCTCGTATAGACGGTATATTAGGTGAGGGTGATGTACTAAAAGAGGTAAATGGTATACCTATAGAGAAAATAGAGGATGTACAAGAGGCTCTCTTGAAACCTATTCATAAAGTTACTAAGGGTGGTAAGGTAAAGTGCTATGTAACCTATAAAACGACACTTGGCAAATTCTACTGTATTGACCTTAAAAAAGCTATTAAGGAGGATATACAACTGTTTCAATATCTCAACTATGAACCCAGTGAAGCTACTAAATACTTTATAAAATATCAGGATACTGAACCTTGTCTAAAGGCATCTAAAGAGGACAAGAATAGTAATAGTAATGTGTTTAACTTATAAGTAAATGAATGTCTCTATGTGTTTGCTATTTAATCTTGATATTCCTCTAGATTATCTAAATAAACTAAATGGATACTATTACATTCCAGAGAATCGGATTAGTGAATTAAAATTGGGTGGTTTTGTGTACATTGTGGATAGACTTATACCTATTAAAACTATTAGATATTGTGGTATTCTAAGTAGTATCAATAGTGACGATAGGGTTATGAGATTTATAAAGAATGATAGGATAGATTATAGTAAGTTTCATATATTCTATAAGCCCAAAAAGAGCCGCATTCATACTGCTATAACATTATTATCTGCTATTCAGTAAATTAATATCTAAATTAATAATATAAGAAATGGTTCAACAAAGTATTACTGTATGGAGTAGAAGTAATGGCACTAATACTATTATTCAAGCCGATACAATTACGGATGGTGTAAGCAGTACAGTTGACTTATCGGCTGCTGGACGGGATTCTGATTATCCACAAATAGCAATTGATAGTTTAGGTAATGCTATCGCTGTATGGCAAAGAAATAATGGCACTAATTCTATAGTTCAAGCAAGCACTAAAACCCTGAATGGTACTTGGAGTACACCAACCGACTTATCTGCTGCCGGACAGGATGCGTATGATCCAAGAATAGCAATAGGTAGTTTAGGTAATGCTATCGCTGTATGGTCAGGAAGTAATTACACTAATTATATAATTCAAGCAAGCACTAAGACCCTGAATGGTAGTTGGAGTACACCAACCGACTTATCGGCTATTGGAAGAGATGCGGTTTTACCACAAATAGCAATAGATAGTTTAGGTAATGCTATCGCTGTATGGTATAGATCTAATGGCACTAATTCTATAGTTCAAGCAAGCACTAAAACCCTGAATGGTACTTGGAGTACACCAACCGACTTATCGGCTGCCGGACAGGATGCGTATGATCCAAGAATAGCAATAGGTAGTTTAGGTGATGCTATCGCTGTATGGACAGGAAATAATTACACTAATTTTATAATTCAAGCAAGCACTAAGACCCTGAATGGTAGTTGGAGTACACCAACAAACTTATCAGCTGCCGGACAGGATGCGAGTTTTCCACAAATAGCAATATATAATTACACTACTACTACAACTACAATACCTCCTACTACCACAGAACCCATTTGTCTGGTCTCTGGTACCCCCATAGTTACTGACCAAGGTATTGTACCTATTGAACAAATAGATACCACTAAACATACTATTTCCAATAAACGTATCGTGGCTGTTACAAAGACCATTACGCCTGAGAAGCATCTTGTCGTATTTGAAAAAGATTCAATTGCTATTAATTGTCCTTCGCAGCTTACTATAATGACTCCTGGGCACGAGGTACTCTACAAAGGAAAATTAGTACAGTCTAAACACTTTGTAGGCCGTTTAGATGGCGTACATACTATACCGTACAATGGAAAGGACATACTGTACAATGTACTCCTCGAACAACATGGGTTAATGAAGGTTAACAATATGGTACTAGAAACGCTCCATCCAAGTAATAAAGTAGCTAAACAGATATTAGAAAATATTTAATACAAAATACAAATAATTAATTATAGTTAGTAATAATTTTATTAACTATAAGTAATAGTATTAATAGTATGTTTGTTAATTGGTCGCCATTCATAGATACTAAATATCGTATTTATAATTCAGGGCAAGGATTTATACTCTACAAAGATAGAATATATCATATCAGTTTAGGAGGATATAACTCTCCTAATAGTATTCGCTATTACAACAAGAGCAACGGACAATTAGAATTTGTGAAGATTAGCGATAAGCAGTACAATAGCATTCTAAAGATTCAAGATGGTTTTGCTATAGCAATTAATGATGGTAATAAGAACGGTTTTGAGGATTTATTAATAACCTATGCTGGCAAAAATAGCGGCATATTAGCTCTATATTACCTAGATACAGATGATCACATATGGAAGTATAAAACATTAAGAAATCCACGTAATTTTCAAAACTCCTCTATTACTATTACACCCTATGGCTATCTAGTGGGTAATACCGGTGACGCTCCTTTTATGGTGCGTTGGAATAGTAGCAATAGTAGTTATGAAGTTGACACTAGTTTTGTCAAATATCATCCTGGTCTAACATTTAAAACCCGTAGTATTGTAAATTTCAAAGGGTTGGTTAAAGGCATTGATGGATTTGTACTAAACGGTGTTAGTGAGCGGCTAAGAGAAATTGATACTTTTAAACAGTATTTTTTTACAATGGATAGCAGTGGTATATCTATTAAGCCGTGGTTAGATGATAAGAAAATGAATACAATGAGTGTTACATTTGTTAATATAAATCCCAGTAGAGGTATTTATGGTTTCCTTTTTGGTAACTGGGCTCAAGAAAGTTACTTATACATGTTTAAAAACGGCAAATACCTTAAAACCCACGTATTTGAGGTGAGCTATTGTACTAGTGTTATAGCGGCGGATTTTGATAATGATGGAAAAGATGAAATATTCTTTGCTAATGGCTACTTATATAATACGCTATATAAGGTTCACGATGAAAACAAGATAGAGAAGATTGAGGTTGGTCAGGCCTATACGGATGCCTATTATGCCCCTCGTGGTATATTCTATATGTTATCATCTATTGCTATGGATATTGATGGAGATGGATTTTTAGAACTATATACTACAGCTGGCTACATATTTAGTACAGGCAATAATTGGTTCAAAGTGGGTAATATATACAGAAATGGTAATAGATATCTACGCATCCATCCTAAAAATGGCGAATCCTCCTCCCACCAAGGAGCTATTGTTAAAATAAGCTACGAAGGTAAAATATATAAACGTATTATAGACAACGGTGGTAACGCCATGAGCCAATCCGAACCTGTAGCTCATTTCGGCTTAGGTAAATATACGGGCGATATAGATGTTACTATAAAGTGGACAGATGGTACTAAATCACATATGAAAGGTGTCAAGGGGAATCAAGTGGTTAGTATGGTCAAAAACGCTTTTTAGAAAAAAGCGTAAGTCTCGCTCTGCGAGCGACCCTTAGCCTCCTCCTCTTACGAGGAGGCGGGTGACCAAAAAGATAAATATATGAAAAATGTATTGAGATAAATTTATAGATAAATGGATATCTATACATCTATGGTTTCTAGTTGGTGACTAGTTGTTTCTAGTTGTTGACTAGTTGTTTCTAGTTGTTGACTAGTTGTTTCTAGTTGTTTCTAGTTGGTGACTAGTTGTTTCTAGTTGTTTCTAGTTGGTGACTAGTTGTTTAGTGTGAATCTAATAAAATCTATTAGAATAATATAAAATACTATTAGGTCCTTTAGATAAATGAGATAACCATTATAATATATCCTATCTGAAATCCTAAATAATCTAATAAAATATATATTTATTATAATATATTTATTATATTTCACTAAAACAACTAGTAACCAATAGTAACTACTAGTAACTATTAGTAACTACTAGTAACTATTAGTAACTACTAGTAACTATTAGTAACTACTAGTAACCATAGATATACATTTATCTATAAATTCATCTCAATATATTTATCATATATTTATCTTTTTGACTTACACTTTTTTTTAAAAAGTGTTTTAAAAAGTTTATAAATTGATATAAAATAATTAGTGATATATTAGAAGTACTAGAAAATGTCCTATTTGGAAACTGTTAAAAAGCAATCGCCTTATGGTCACTTGCCAAATTTTGCTATTCTTTCTAAAAATAAACTTTATTTACCTAATGTATCTACAAGTACTAAAATTTTAGGTAAATGGAGTCTCGAATGGATTGATTCTGACCGTTTTGTAATTGGATTTGTTGAACAAGATGATAGTCAAAATGTATCCTTTAATATTACATCTTGTTATGAATTTACCAAAAGCAGTGAATTACAACTAATTAATCGACACGATTTCATCGATTACTGGTCCCGTGTTTATAAACATGAACCACTACTAACTCTAGTAAAAATTGTTATTTCCGACTACTACAACTCTAATGGTTCTAATATTGTAATTGTTGAAAAAAAAGTGGTTCCAAAGGAAGAATTATTACACAAATCAGTTTCTCCTGAAACTGTAGTACACAAATCTCCTCCAAAGGAGGAAGTAGTACACAAATCTCTTCCAAAGGAGGAAGTAGTACACAAATCTCCTCCAAAGGAGGAAGTAGTACACAAAAAGCCTCAAAAGCTACTCAAAGAAAAAGTTATTGATAGTTTCGAATTTACTGTATCTAAAACTGAAAAACCGGATGTATACTACGTCTACAAAGGAAACAAACACGTATCCAGCTGTCTTATTTCTAATCTTAAAACTAGTCTCTATATGCAGAATGTATTTGAACACAAAAATATTGGGGATTGTATTGGTATGAATCTAAAACTACACGAAAGTACTAAACGCTATATTCCTATTATCGAATAAAGCTAATGTCTCCTCAAGAGACATGTTTGCCGTAAAGGCTACATTGTTCTAAAGAACATGTTTGCCGTAGAGGCTACATGTCTGCCGTAGAGGCTACATGTCTCCTCAAGAGACATGTTTAACAGCGTTTACAACCCGAAAAAATTCAACATCAGGTAGTTTAGGTTTATATTCCCAGTCTTTTACTTTGTAGTAATGTTCTAGTTGATAGCTAATCGGATACAGGTCAATGATGTCTGAATCTACACTTTCCATCAAGTGTCGATACTTTTTAGGAATCAATTGGCTACTTTGTGGCGGTAATACTACTAGTAGTTGCTCGATACTTGATGGTTTATGGGTATTTTTCGTAACATATTGGATGTTTTTTAGTAGCTGTGTGGCGCCACGCTTGTGGAGATAGTGATAAATATCCCCAAATAGTGGTGCGGCGTGGTACTTGTAACTCCACATCCAGTTTTTAACACCACTTAGATAGTAATCAAGATTCCATTGTAGTCCCTCGAGATAATTAAGTATCATGTCGTTTTTACTATTCCAGTCATTTTGTTCAAACCCGAAATAATGGTCATAAAAGCGCTCTTTCCAACCACTCTCCATTAGTTTCAAATGGTCGTTATGATCGCGTTGCTTTTCCCAAAAAATATCACGGCTGATGTGGGTTTTTAAATCGGAATCACTAACTCGCATACTAACATATTTCTTTACACGGTTCTTCACGTGTAAATATTCATTTTCACTCGCCACTTCACATAGCTTCTCGAAAATATCCCATTGAATTCGCCCACTATGTACCAGGTAGCGCTTCTTCATATTAACGACTTGGCTATACTTTTCTAAGAGTCGCGAGAGGTCATTGACATCCAGTGAAAATACTTGTGGTAAAAAGTCATTCCCTAGGAAGTAAGCGATAACCATAAAGTCCTTTTCTATATTAAGTTGGTTTAATTGAATGGTACTAAGGGCCTGAATTTCCTTATAAAGGTTACTCTTTAGTGCCGAGATGTCTAAGTAGCCAATCGAATCTTCGCCCTCGCGCATAAGGTAGATATTGTCCTTTTCCAAACCGATGCTAAGAAAGATAAGGTCGGCATCTAGGCCATGGATATAGATACTATCCTCTGGGGTATAATCCTTAATTGTTCGTATTTTCTCCATAATTTTGTGTTCGCCCTCACCCGGCTTATCACTATCCGAATAGTAGATTTCACACGTCGGATAGAGGGTAGCTAGTTCCTTGGAAATTTCCTCGAATAGGCTGTTCATATGGCTCATGAATTCCGTAGAGGGAGTGATGGCATTGGTATCCCAAGTAAAGGGTGTGGCCGCACCGTGTTTAGAGTAAACACCCTGCTCAACTTCTTTATCATAAACGGTTTTAAAACGGCGATAGCGTTGTTGTAGCATTTTTGCTACGGGAGCAACACCATCGATACAAATATAGATACCCTTTGAGGGTTTTGCGATAGCCGCTAGTTCTAGCATCTTTTCGTGAACTAGACGGCTGATATGAGAAAGGTCAAATTTACCACATTCTTGGATACTTTTTCTAACACAAGGATGTAGCAATCCGTTAACATCGTAGCAGAGGTAGCTACAATTTTTTTTCGTTTTTGTAAATGTTTCAGGATACTTTTTCACAATCCATTGGAATACGCGTGGAACACCCATTGTCTTTCTGTCTTTTGTTATATTTGTTACTAATCTCTAAATCAATTTACTTATTATAACTAATAGAACTAATAGAACTAATAGAACTAATAGAATAATATGAAGAGCGCCACTATAATATAGATGACATTAATCCACATATTAGAAATGATGTATCTGTTTATGAGATACATAGAATATAGGAGAAATATAGATAACCAGAACTCAATTGTAAAAGGGGTTATTACACGAATTATTTTATTGGTGAGCGAGTGGTTAATATTGATATCGCGAATACTTAATGGCATATCGGTTCTATATTAACTATAGAAAACAAAAATAAACAGGTTGGTTGAAATATACTTAAAACTAAAATATTATATTAAACTAAATCTAACTATGATTATTTTTGTGCTATTAAACCTATTCTGTTTCTTTCTAATACTATCTAAATGTATTTGGGCCGATAAGGCTAGCTGGAATAGAACCGCTCACAATATGATAGAAGTATTCTCTCCTTATCACCCACAATTACATTTAACACAGTTAATAGATGAAGATGAAGATGAAGAGGATGGAGAGGATGATTGTGAAAATTGCGAACAATGTTGTAGAGATAGTGGCGAAGATGATTCTGATGATACCAACCCTCTAACGGATTCTAGTATTTCTACACCATCCGTAGTACCAGAGGTTGAACTAGAAAATCCGGAAAACTATAGTGGTACTGCTAGTGAAAGCGATGAATCTATTGTTATACTAGATACGACAGTAAATTATTTTAAAAAAGCCCAGGATATTGTAAAAGGTCTTAAGGATGAACTCGAAAAGAAGAATGAATAGTTTCAAATATAATAGAAATAGAAATAGAAATAAATCCATGATTTAACTTAAATATATAAATCCTATATATTTAAAGTAAAAACAATGTTCTTCCTTGTAGACAATAGGAGTGTTTCTAGTACACAACTAAAAGGCCTATTAGAAAAGCTGGGTAATCCCTACAATGACACCGATAACCTATTTATTGTTAAAAATGTTGAAATGGGTAATTATACGATTGCCACAAATGGGCCTATATATGATACCTTACCTGACCTGAAAATGGTGTGTAAATCCAAATGTAAGCCCGAAATAGTAGAAAGATTATATACTGAATTGGCAAAATATAGTAACTTTGGGGATGACATTGAAGCTATTAAGGATATTATAAAGAAGAGGGGCTCTAATGAATCATTTTGTATAGCCGCTATAAACTCTAAAGGAGACTACTTAATTATAAATGACAAAAGTGGTATGGAGCAGATTTATAGTGGCTCTATGGGTAGTAATACAGATGCTACCATCTATAGTACCTATCATATAACTACTTATTTTAAAGATTGTACCAATGTTGCTACCGTGAAACCTATTAACTGTGATAATATAACTATGTGCCTGGATGGTACTATAACAACTATTATAGCTAATCAGGAACTTAAGGATGTTAGTATAGCCGGACAGGTAGGAAAGGGTGTGATGGGTGGCGATTTAATGAACGGTGGTAATAATTTTGGTATGGATTCTATATTTGGACCACTTGTAGGTAATACTGTTGATAAATTAAGTAGCATTGAAACCGATATGCGACCTAATAAAAATGGGGTTAGTATATTTGACAAGATAGTTCAATGGTCGACAGTTCAATCATTTTTAGGAGCTGATACAACTAATTCTCCTAAATCAACTAATGTATTCTACGACAAAAACTTTTTTAATCACCATACCTCTAAGGATTATGAAACACTAATACATGTTATCTCGGATGATTGGATTGATAGGGTACTAGAAATGAACAATAGAGGGTTGAATTCGGTTGTACTAAGTATGACAGATAAGGTATTTCCTGCTGTAGATATCCATTTAGGTCTTGGTGGTCAGGAAGAATCTATATTTCGCCGTACTAATATAAATAAAGCCTTAGTGCTTGATAAATTCTATCCATTTCTTAGTGACAATAGAGTTATATATTCTAAGGATGTTACTATATACTATGGCAGTGAAAAGGTAAAATGGGAACTATTAAAAGAGGCACAAAAGGTGTCTATTATTTCCTGCCCGCCTGTGAAATCTCCTTATAATTTGGAATATGACTATACAAGGCTATTTGAAAACTCTAAGATGTGTCCTAGTCATATTGCGACAACAAAGGGTTATTTAGAGAATACGTTACAAGCTGCTATTAAAAATGGTCATGATGGCATAGTATTGCCGGCTTTTGGGTGCGAAGGGCAAAAGAATCCTCCTCGATGTGTAGCAGAAATTCTAAAAGAACTATTAGAAAAATACAGTGGATATTTTAAAGAGATATGTGTTTGTATCCCCGATGCTGATGAGAGACTATTAGGTAATTATAATATTTTTAAAGAAGTATTAGAAAAAGAGATTGTGGTAAATGAAAATACAACAGAAGTACAATTAGATAATATATTGGAGGAAATGAATTGATTGATGGTTAAAATGATTTTAAATTAATTTCCAATAATTAAAAAAGACAAAGATGACATCCTACAGAAATATCAGGATTAAAATACGCCTTACTATAAATGATATAACACATCAAGATTTTGTGCGGTATCTAAGTGTCCCAGATAGTAATACAGTTGGTAATTTAGTTGATGATATAGATAGACTTTTAGAGCAGGATGGTATGATTGGAGATATATATTACGTATTTGATGAGCAACTAGATCACCCATTTACAGAAGATAGTCTATTGGGTGGACCACTATTTCCGCGTAACATACTATTAATCTATACAATTATTGAAACTGGTACTACACTTTTCGTACAAACTCGACTACGTAATCCAGTTCCTAATACTATTACACAACCTAATATAATGCGAATTGTTGGCCGTATTTATATCCAGGATACCGGAGAAAGACTAAATGATATGTTATTAAATGTTCCGGATGGTACAACTATTGGTAATCTATTAAACTATATTAATAATGAATTAGGTAGACAGTACTTGGTAGGCCGTATATACCATATTAATAATGAGGATGGTTATGTAATTAGTAACCAAACATTGCTAGGTGGTCCTAACTATCCCCCAGAGAGACTAATTACAGAATTGGGTATTAATAACGATTCGGTACTATATATGAACTGTAGTATTACGAACCCACTATTTCGTAATTTAATTATTCCTACTCCTCAAACACAACTACCTATCATAAACATTGACGATCAAGCACAACTAATGGACCTAGCTAGCTTTTTGGATGTATATGAAGCACTAATCAATATCAATAATGTTCCTACACAACAAAATGTTATAAATGACACTATTAATAGTATAAATAACCTCAACACACTAGTACAAGCACTATCTAACCCAATTTTTACAAATGTAGAATTACTAAACCCCCAAAATATGAACCGTAGAATGGATGATGTAATTGTGGCTTTAGATAGGGGTGATCTAGACAAGTTACGGGTCTCTATTTATAAAGATTTCGAAGACCATGATAAAAATGATAGAGAAATGTGTAGTGTTTGTTTTGAAAAGTTTATAGATAGTGACATGTGTCGCGAACTAAAATGTAAGCATCTATATCATCAAAATTGTATCGACAAGTGGCTAAACGAGCATATTACTTGTCCGGTTTGTCGCGAAGAATGTGGCAAAGGTGTACCACGGTTATAAAATTATTTGTTAAGAACAATATATTTATCAACATTATTGTATTCCTTAAACAGTATTGGTTCCCCATTTGTAACCATTAAAGTTGTTTCGAATTGTGCTATTTTGGCATCTTTGGCTCTTTCATAAATTGGTGGATAAGAATTATACAACTTTTTACTCACTAATCTTTCTAAATAATTTTGCTCACTGCTCGGTAACCATCTATTATTAAATGCTAATGTTTTGTAACTTTTTAGCACAGGTAACATATTTATTACTGGATTAGCATCGTCAAATGGTTTGGCGAAATAGTTATACATATAGTGTGTTGTGTTACCTATAGAAGTATCCTCATAAGTAATAGGTGCCTTAGTGGTGGTTATAAAGGGTTCTACGGTATAAATCTCTCCACATAGAGCCTTCATATCATATGGAATAATTACATTTGGTACTACTTTACCACCATGAATAGTGTAGGGTTTTATTTGATGTCCGCAAAGGTCTCTTATAATACCATATTGGCCTGGAACCGCCCCTATAATACTTTGTGTAACTTCTATTAGTCTTTTATTATGTCTAAAGGATTTAGCGCCAGCCATACAGGCTTTCATAGAGGCTTCTAATAGAGGTCGATGAGTATCATTAAAGGCAACGGTAAAGGCAGCGTCCAATATATGGCCATCAATATGAATTCCATAATCTATTTTTACTACATCATCTAGTAGAAATACATCAAGACTACTAGTAGTTGTAGAGGAATAATGAGCGGCACAATTGTTTATATTAATACCAACAGGAAATGCTATACCTCTATTAGTACTATAAGTTATACTACTAGTCTCTATAGCTATTTGGTTTTCGATAAATACACACAATTCATATATATTTAATCCTGGTTTAATAACAGAGAGTATCCTATCCTCTATTATGTCATGAATATTTCCTAGTTTTCTATAAATTTCTTCCATCTTATATAATATTATAGTAATATATAGTATTATATTGTTTATTATATTGTTTATTCTTGTACTTCCTCTTTAACTATTTCTACATGACAATCAAAGTTCCATTTGTTTACAAATAAATCTGTTGATAAATTACAAACAATACCACCCGAGTTTGGTCCAATGTCACCTTGATATTTGGAATAGGTTACAACCCAGGCGGAACCAGTAAAGAATATAATAAGTTTGTCATCTATAGAACGCCATATACTTTTTCCGCAACATGTAACCGTATTGTCTTGTATGTACGTGTTTGCCGCCGGATTAGTACTATTAATTACAAGTTTTTGGATAAACTTCTTACGGTTCATAGATCTATTCATAAATGGGTGTCTAAATCTACCACCAAACCTATCCCCAAACATATCATCTAAATGTCTAGAGGCATCTAACCTTTTGCTAGATTTATCTAAAGTTTCGCTATTATCAACTAGTTGTGTTTCTTTATCTACGGGCGGTGTATCTATATCAATTGTTTTTTCCTTTAGCCGGTCTCTTATTTTAGAACATTCAATAACTACTCTAGTATACCCATATGTAGCACTAGTATTGATGACATTATTAAATATAGTATTATCCCTTAAATATTCATCTATTAAATTTCTGCCAGTATATTGAGCTTTATAAAATCTATCCTTGGCTGTATCACCAGACACACCTGCTAGATGAAAAATAGTTTTAGAATTATAGTCCTTCATAGTGTCCGTGGCCCAGGAAAAATCTAGTTCAGAATGAAGTTTAGTAACACCACCCATCTTCCAATAATTCCATAAAACCGCCCACATATCGGCAGTCCATTTTTGTACATGATGGTCAATAGGATATTTTTTTTCATAATCACACATATACTTGTATAGAGCTACGCATGTTTTTTCGCAGTTTTCCCAAAAGGCACCATTAATATTTTTTAATAAATATTGAGCACCGCCAGAGTTTGGTTGATTCACTTTAACTAAATCAGGACTTATATCTGCCTCTTGACACATACCTAGGAGTAAATCGGTTTCTGTTAGTTGGGGGTGTTTTTCTCTATATCTCTTACCACATTCTATGATATAATTATAACCAATGTAACTTACTGTATCCGATAGATAAGATATGTTGTCATTTAGTAGCAGGGTAAAATTAGGCAATCTAACAAATAGGATATCCGAGTCATGGTAAAATACATTCTTTCCTAGATAAGGATATTCGTTAAAAAATTTAGCTAGAATATGAGGTCTAATTGTAGGTATGTATGTTTTATCAACTCGTTCATCTTTATAAAAATGTATATTTTTATACATTTTTTGTAGTTTTAATCCACCTTCAGACGGAATATCGCCAGAATATCCAAATAGTACATGACAATTATCTATAATTCCAAACTTACTAAACTGGTACATATAAACTTCTACTTGCCAGTGAAAATATACTGTATCCGGCTGGGCCGATACGAATATTAGATTCTTATTTTTAACGGTTGTTAGAGGATTTGGACGATTCATCATCATTTGTCTCATATCATTTCTTCTATGTAACATTTTATATATTTTACATAGAATTAATATTATGATTTTTTACACATTTCATTGCTTCATTGTTTTATTTACTATAGCAACCTTTTTATATATTTCATTTTCACAGGGTGTTATATAACTTTTATATGTGTAACACTTATCTTTTAGATCGGGGTATTGAAATACCTTCTTTTCTACGTCACCTGGTAATTCACCTCTAACTATTATACAATTTCTTCCATTAGCAACACTGGCAAATAATGTAGCTAATCCTAGCCCCCATAATACACTTAATAAGATAACCATAGGACGTTTAGAGAATATTTCTAACATAAGTCTACTATTTTATTATACTATTTTATTATTGTCCTAATTTATTATTAGAAAAATTAAAATATTTATTTATAATAGAATAAAAATGGATAGAGTTAAAAACACACTTGATAATGTCTATGTTTCTGGGTTAGTAAAAATATTTATTATCTTATATGCCGCCTTAGCCGCTCCTAAACTCCCCGAATGGATTGCTAGATTATTCCACCACCCCGCCTTCCAAATCGTCTTTTTTGGCCTAATTGCCTACACTGCCACCAAGGACATTAGCATATCTCTATTACTAGCACTGGCCTTCTTTGTTAGTTTCCACTCTTACACTAGATTTGTCTTAAGTAAAGTAGTTGATACCTCGAAGAAGCTTTTACACATGAATGGTAAACATGATGATAACTCGTCTGATTACGTTAAGTATGGACAACTAGATGGCGATGTAGTTGCCGCTGCCTTAGCTAGAGATACACGCTTCTTACAAGCCGAACAAGAAGATTCCAAAGTAGTAGATGCCTACAAAATGAGCTATGCTGGCAAACCTTCGGCCGGTGAATTACCCGGTTTAACTCGCTCGGAAGCTTCGGACTTCTAGATTAGTCTAATTTTTATTTTAAATTTATTATTAACATCTAGGTATGAACATATCATTGTGTCATTTTGGTGATAACTGTGCTCCGGGTATACTAATAGATGATATACTAAAACAAAATAAAAAGTTTTTGTTTATGTTAGGTGGATACGATTTTAATAATATATTAAATTACCTCAATGATAATAACTATGAAAAAATATATAGTAAAGAGTATTTAATAATACAAGCCGATAATATTGTCCATCATACTTTGTATAAATTTTCATTTAACCATGAATATGAAGTTAAATTTAACCGTCTAACCAATTATGATTTTATAAAACAGAGATTTGATTTGAAAATTAAAAATTTCAGAGAAATGTTATCCTCTAATAATGTATGTGTATTTATAACATTTACAGGGGATGTAGATAATTTAAAAATAGGTGAAATGTTACAATGGCTAAAAAGGAATAAACCGAAATTCCACTTAATAATTTATACAAATAATTCTTATACAGCAACTAATAATTTCAATAATGTAACTATTGTTAAATTACAAAATTCATACAACGACTGGTGGCAACTCCCCAAACCACAACAAATCATTTTATACAAGGAAATCTTCGACGAATTTATAAACTGTTTAAATATACACAATATTACAAATAACTTACCTAAAGTATTCGAACACACTTACTATTTTACAAACCTCATTTCACAATTAAATGCTCCTCGTTTACAACCTCGAATTACTCAAAACAAGGTCTAGGCAATATTAATCCAGTTTTCTCCACCAATACAATTATCAGAAATTATATTACCTTGGCATATTTGGACTAAACTAGGAAAGAAACCTTCTTTTTCATAAAATTTGTGATGACCTTCTAAAAAGTAAAATATTATACCCTTTTTTTTACTATAGTCAATCATATGGTTATTGTTCTTATCTAAAAAGTGTTCGACCCTCTTATCTGTTTTTTTCGTCATGGTTTTATCCATTTTTCTAATAAGTAAAGTTCCATTTGGTATAAAGTACAACTTTCTCTTTTCTAACTCCTTTTTAGTCATTTTGTTTGGGTCATCTCCATTTGCGTAACAGTATTCTATAACCTTTTCACCACTTTGAAATTTCTCTCTTAATATATCTAGTGTCAACTCTACATATTTTGGCTTAGTAGAAACCCTTTTACCACTCATATATATTCTTATAACATATTAGATATTCTTTTTTAGATGGAGTTGTTTTGTAACTACATGATATCATAGATTTATAGATATAATTATCTATAAATTTATCTCAATACATTTATCTCAATACATTTATCATCTATTTATCGCATATACCTAAACCTTAATAAATTTATCTAGTTTTGACTTACACTTTTTCAAAAGTGTTGTTTACAAATGCCGAATGTCCGCCTATGAAACTCTGTGATACCATATTTCTCTATACCCTCTAGATGTTTACTGGTACCATATCCCATATTATTGCCTATGTCATAGCGTTCTACTAGTTGTGGATTGGCCTCACATAGTTCCGCGATATATTTATCATGTGCTACTTTAGCCAAGATACTAGCCGAGGCAATACAGAAATACGTATTGTCACCCTTTTCAACACATTTATGAGAAATGATATCCAAATCTTTGTCATAATATGTTTTAAAATAGTTACCATCTACAAATATCGTATCTGGAATCATTTGTAGATTATCTAGACACGTATGAAAGCAATCCTGAACGGCATTTAGGATATTCACCTGGTCAACCGTCTTTTCATCAGCCCATTGTACTACATAATCTAGACAGTACTCCTGGATATTATCACTTAGCATTTCTCGAACCTTGGCGGATAGCTTCTTAGAGTCCTTAATTTTGTGGATCCATTTGAAATCCGGGTCATCAATAACATCCTCCAAGAATTCTGGACTCCAGACAACCGCTGCTGTATAGGTACGGCCCAATAGGCAACCACGAGCACACTCATCTAGCCCCACCTCAACTTTGTCCTTGACATCCCATAGTTTTAGGCCTTGGTTATTTTTCAGATTATCCATAGAATAGCAATGTTTATATATGTAATTTTGTGTTTAATATAATTAACTACATAAGTCAATTTCAACTCCTAAGAAAATAAAACAGGTGTTATTGTTTTTATATCCTTAGGGCAAGTTATCTCAGTGGCCTTGTATTTGTAGCAAGTGCCTACTGTATCGGTATAGATGATTTTATCACTATTGTATGGCGTAGGATATTTAAAAACAATTCTAGGAGTTTTAGAGGTAATATAGTAAAAGAAAAGGCCAACTCCTAAACTAATGAAAAAAATAAGCGGATCTATGGCTTCTATAATATACATATTGTATCTTCCTAATTTAACCATAGAAAACAATAATGTAGAATTTCAAATTGAAATAAAGATTATATACTGATACAATAAAAATGGCCAACATTGACATTTGTCTATCTCGAAAAGCCGCCCGTGGGCCTGGTTCCAACGAGCGTTGCCCTAATAAAAAACGCCCTGATAGTAACTATTGTGGCAAGCATATCTCTAATCATACGGATTATGTACCACTAAAACAGTTGGAACAATTAGAAACACAACAAATACTTAAACCAGAATCTACAGAAAATATTATTCATAAGGATATTAATAATATTAATGAACCTATAATAGTTATAAAAAATAAAAATGTACCTAAAAAACCCAAACAATATACAAATACCACTGATTTCTATACCCTAGATAGTATCGAAGATATTCCAGCGGAATATCTATATAGCTACGAAGAAAGTGGATTATTCTACGCATTTGATATAAGAACATTATATGATTATTTACAATCATGTAATCCCCTAGAGGGCTATAAAAACCCATATACACAATTGGCTATACCCGAAGAAAGTATTGAAGATATTAAAAAGGCCCATAAAAAGCTACAAAAGCGCGGGTTATCTACAAGTGACTATAGGGAGGAACTTCAATTAGAACCAGAAAAAGCACTTGAATGGCGCTGTCTAGGCATTTTTCAAAAGATTAATGAACTTGGCCACTATAGCGAATACAAATGGTTTTGGGACCTTAAACTACCAGGATTAAAACGCATGTATATAGAATTAGAAGACCTATGGAACTATCGTATTTACCTAACTCCAGAACAGAAGCAAAAGATTCTTCCTAAATACAGGCCATTTCGTAATGTTACTATACCACAATTTTCTCTTATTACTAATGTTAATGTTGCTAGGACAGTATTATTAGATGAAATAGAGAGATTTATTACTATGGGCCGCTCTGAAGGCAAGAGTGGTAATGATAATAAATATACCGGTAGTATTTTTGTATTAACGGCACTGGTTGAGGTTAGCCCTATGGCGGCAACTATTATGCCTCACTTAGTACCTATTGTATAATGAAATAGTTATAAATCCTACATTTTACATTCTACATTCTAAACACTCCTAAAAATCTACCAACAAACATTAGGAATAGCGAAAACATTAAAGCCGTAGAAAAGTCGATTTGTTTCCACGCCGGATTCATCTTTGTAATAGAGTTATTGTAGGTATACATGATAAAATACGAAAATCCAAAAAAGATTACTAGTAATACTAGTGAAATTATAATTACCGTTTTAAGATTTACTTGAAGCTTATTCATAACATTTGTGTTGTCCATTCTTTTATTATTAGATAGATTTTAAATTTCTATTTAGTAATATTATTATATTTTTAGAAACTATTAGAAATAAAATAGAAACTACTAGTAACCATAGATATACATTTATCTATAGATTTATCCTAATACATTTATCTAGTTTTGACCGCACTTTTTCAAAAGTGCTTTTGACTACACTTTTTTCTAAAAAGTGTTTTTGACTATTGTAAAAGGGCATATTTATTGTTGTACCACATCATGTCTTCCGGTTTAACCTTACTAGCTACTTCCTTTTCTAATTTATCAACTTTGCTACCAACATTCTTCATATCATCTACAAAACTCTTGTCGATAACATCTTGGGTTTGTCTACCCTCTCTGGGGCACGTGAGGGCCAATACATTAGCTTTAGTGCGTTCCATAGCATTTTGGACCTTTCTAGCCATATTATTCTCTACGCGGTTAATCTTCTCTACCAAGTCCGGGGTTTGCATACTCTTGGTTCTTAGTTCATCCAATAGCTTCTCGGCTTCAGCATACATTTGTTTATAGCGGTCTACTCTATTGTTACACTCTTCGCGAACAGCCGCTATTTTAGCATCCATATCAAGGCGCACACTATTAGCTATTTCTCCTCGATTTTGAATGGTAGCCTTTAAACTATCTAATTGCTCTCTATATCTGTTAGAGATAGAACGGGCTTCATGAAGTCTATCGTGGAAGTATTGGTACTTTTCCATTTCGCGAGCCTTCATCTCCCCTATGGCCTGTTCCTGTCTTTCTACTTGTACCTGTCTTCTAGCTAAAGACCCTTCGCGGTTCTTTACGGCTTCTTCGCGGCTGTTCATACCCTTGCGAATATTGTCATTCTCGGCAGCTAGACGTTGTAATCTATCATTACATCTAGTACGTAATAGAGCCAGTTCCTCCTTAAGGTACTTGTTCTTTTGACTATATTCTAATATACGGCTCTTAATGGCTTCATACTTTTCATCTAATGTACCCATTTTCTTTTCGGCTATATCCGTATCGCACTCTAATTTCTTTCTAATTTCTCTAGCCTTTTCTGGTACCTCGCATTCCGTATCGGCCGTTAATTTGGCAATCTCACCGGCCTTATCTACCATATCATTCTTACATTCCTCTAATTCCTTCTTATCGGCTTCAATGGCCTTTTTGTTTTTCTCTAAATCGGCCTCGCATTGTACCATTTGTTTGATTTCACTAGCAACTGGAGCATCTACAGGTATATCCTTGTGCTTCTTAGCAACATCCGACATCTTCTTTTCACCCTTTTCCACAGCTTGAATATCATTATACACGTCTTTTACATAGGCACCAGCAGTCTTTCCTAATTTGTCTACTAGGTTCATAGCTTTTCTAGTAGCATCCTTAATATCCACAAAGGCCTTCTTGTCATCAACACCGCTCTTCATGTTGATATCCATTAATAGCTTGTTAATCTTGGTGACTATTTCTTGGGCTTCACTAGGATTTTCTACTGCTACTGTGCCATCAAAGTTTTCAATGTTAAACTTGCGCACACACTTAGTTTGCGTGCTCTTTAGTTTGGCTAATTCGCAATTGAGCCGTTTGATTTCACCCCTGGCCAGACTCTTTAAGACATATTTATTTATTTCGGGATGTTTAGTAATATCACTAGAATGGGTGCGGACATGTTCCTTGAGCCTATCAACTAATTTAGAACAGTTTTGCTTATCCGCTTGGCATTTCTTGTACTCTTCTAGGAGCCCCTTTACCTTTTCGGCATCAGGACTCTTTTCGCGAATCTTGCGAACCATCTCAGGAAACTGTTTGTGATGCGTAATGTTAAAGGGATCCTTATTTACTAGTGCGGTGCCAGTACAAGTTTCGCTACTAAATCCCTCTACTAATTTATTAGCCGTGGTAAAGTGCGAGATACACTTTTTGGCAGTAGGGTCATCGCGTTTAGCGGAGCACTTTCTGTATAAAGTGGGGCTAGTACCAGGAATAGGTTCACCATATTGTTGAGCCGTCTTTTTAACAGCTTCATCAATGAGTTCCTTAAATTTGGGGTGTTTGCGAATATCCATATCGGCCATCATTTGGCATTCACTAGGGCATTTCACGTAACCATGTGCGGTTTTTCTACCATATTCCTCGGCAGTTCTACGGCGAACCTCAGCGACAAGCTTGCTATAATCCTGGTGCTTCTTGATATCACCAAACTTTTCAGCGGCGATTTGGTATACATATTGTAACACTTTGGGATAATCCTTGTGTTCTCTAATGTCCTTTTCGTTGAATGGGGTACATTTGTGAATGGCTTCGGCCGTAGCTTTTTTCTTGATATCACTGATGAGTTGCTGGTATTGTTTGTGTTTACGAATATCATAAGGGTTAATTTGCTCTAAGCTACAAGCTAGTACTTTAGAGTCCGATGACGAAGGCGATGATTTAGAAGATTTAGAGCTACCTGATGGTACCCAGGCTTGTGGAAACGATACAGGCATCCAGGAATTACCAGATTCAAAACCTTCTTTAACCGGTTTACTTCTATGGACTAGGTCTTTACTATTAGCACCACTAATGTTGAAATTTGCTTGACACGTACTTAACTGTTTCTTGAGGTCACCTATTTCCGTTTCGGTACTAGTTTTCTTCTTTTCGAGCTTCTTTTGTTTATCCTTTTCACCGAGCGGAACACCACTTGCGTGTAAAAGACTTATTTCGCTATTTATCTTTTCTAATTTACCTTCTTTTGTAGATAATTTAGCATTTATTTCTCTAATCTGTTCTACAAGTTCTTCGAGAAGTTGGTGATCCGTACCTGTTTTTTTGGATTTGCTGATCTTGCTCTTTTTAGATTTTGATTTTGATTTAGGGCTGGTTTTAGATTTAAGTTTTAGTTTAGGCATAATCGGTTGGCATTCATCATCAAGTTTTATCTTGTTACTCATTGTCCTATTATTAGTTTCGATTATTTCTTTATCCTTTTTTATTTTATTTACATCTAATTCGGAGACTTTTACTTTAGCCTCTAAATCAGCCAATTCTTTCTTCTTCCGCTCTTCTAATTGTTCATATTCATAATAGCTTACCTTTCTACACTCTTTATTATATAAATCCTTAAAGGTCTTCCTATCTGCTTCTAAGCCACTTTCCATTTTGCTCTTATAGTCCATACATTTATCTTTAGTGCCTATAGTTCCATTAAAACCTATTCTCATTGACGGCCACATGTGAAAACTAATAGGATATATTCTTAACTTATCGGTCAATATTTTTACAGGATTGGATTTTACTGTATTCATATCGCGATTACCCTCCATCTTGTCGCCATATGATTTCCAAACATTTGTATACGGATCAAAATATTCTACACGATATTCCGTCGTCCATTGTGGTGTATCTCCTCTACCTCTAGTATCTATACTCTTAATATCATATAAATTATCTAAATCGGCCTCTATATAATACTCATTGCGAGTATCATTTAACGCACACCATCCCTGTAGGGAATTTAATCCAGGCTCCTTTATACTACAGGTTGCGTGTGTACCATTACTTCTAAATTCACGTACTTTTACATTATCTTTATTAACAGGTACTTCTATAACCTTAACACTGACCGAGGGCATAAATAATGTATTTCTAGATACATCTTTAGTACTAATTTCAAACCCAATTGTATTGGCCTTTGCTACCGTTAGTAATTCCCAGGTTAGGTTCTTCCAACCATCACTGCTATTGATAACTTTCCAATCACCACTCCAATTATTGGTATAAGGACGGACACTCGTACCACTCGTATTGCTAGTCAATGCCCAAATAGAAAGGGTATAACTTTGGTTTTCTAACATTTCTAGACTTGTTTCTATTTTACCACTAAGACTACTAGTTATTGTAGTACCTCCATAGCTTTGAGGAGGGCATTCTTCGTTTTGTCTAGCTTTACCTAACCCGACAACTCTCCACATTTCTAACCCTCTAACTAGATTATTTGGTACGGTTGTAACTGGTCTAGTTTCTTTACAGGACTTTTCTGGGCTAGTAGCTTTCATTCTATCTAATATTTCACCAGATACCATAGGCTTGTTAATATATTCTAGATTAGCTGTTTTGCCACTATAACCACCCGCTAAATGTAAATATGTATCACCATTAGTGTTGGGTGTACCTGAAAAGTTGTATTCTTCCGATAATTGACCATTTACATAAAACCTCATATTCTTTTTATCAACAACGATAGCTATATGGTACCATGTGTCTAATTCAAAAGTAAATTTGCTAGCCATAATACCATCATTGTCACTATTAGAGGTTCTAGAGCGGATATGTAATTTGCGTTCATTAGGGGTTATCCAAAGACCAGGGTTTCTATAATTAGTATCGCGGCTACCATGGTTGAATATATTTTTCCACCGGCCACTATTGTAATTCATATCATGTACGTTAAACCACAAGAGGTAGGTATACGAAGGACCAGTTATTTTAGGAACACCTTTAAAGTATTTCTCGGTTTTACCACTTAGTTCACCAGAAAGTATAGTTTCCATATTAATATCAACTAGGACTTTTTCAGTATACCATTCAAAAGCCGGTCCATCAGAACGATTTGCTACAACAACTAATGCCTCATCACTAGTATTAGCGCCTTCAACATTCATAGAGAGTTCTCCATTTGTTATATGGCCGTTCATATCAAAGTTCCACATCTGTTTCTTCTTGTCGTCTAGAGGTTCTAGTACAACTTTAGTACCATCACTAGAAACCGTGAGGTACTTGTTTGTCGCCATGTTTCTAAAGCGGCCACCGTCTACCGTCCAAAGCTGTGGATAGTAATCATCGCCCTTTTTAAAATTCACAGTTAGGGATGTTTCTATGTCGCCCTTATAGGGCTGTAGTGCCATGTTACTAAGCTTACTAACGAGCCTAATATGTTCTGATTTGTGTTGTGTTTCAAAAGTTTCACTGATAGTATCTCTAGCCAGGTAAAGTAGAGCTCCTAAAATCAATAAAATGATAACAAATTTATACATAGTTAATTTAAAGTTAGAAAATATTCCACTTAGATGTATAAATTAGTTGTTTAGTTGTAATAGTGGTAGCGACAAACCGCGTCATAAATGCCATCACTGCCCACTAGTTCCCTCTCTTTAGATTCAACTAGCCTCTTAGAGAAGCAGGCTGGTGTACCATCACCACACATTTTACACAAGGCATTGAGTTTAGTAATTCCCTCCGAATGGGGAATTAGCCGTACAATATTCTCAAATGGGTTTAGTTGAAAGTCTCCGTCTAGTCCGCTAACAACTACAATTTTATTATCGCGATTTACAGCAGCTAGTACAAATTCTACCAAATCCGGAAAAAACTGGCCTTCCTCAATAAATACAATTTCGGCCTCTTTATAGACATCTTTAGTGTCAGATCCAGCAAGCTTTGATAGTGGAATAGCGCTCATAATATTACGATTATGTGTAGCAATGTTACCCGATTCACTATAGCGACTGTCACTAGAATGTGTGTAGGCAACAATCTTCTTTTTAAGCACCTGATACATTTGAACCCGGCGCATAAGCTCCGTAGTCTTACCGCTATACATACAACCAATGATAAGTTCGAGTCGACCCATTTTCATATGAATAATATTGATATTATTTTTTTAAATTTAATTCAATTTGATTGATTGATTGATTTAAATTGGAATTGAATTAAACACAATAAACAAATTAAAAACACATATACAAATGAAAATCACAATTGATATATGTGAAGAAGACGATATAAAATGGTTAGAACCCATGAGCCGAGAGAAACGATTAGATACTATTCGTAACTGTATTACTATTGGTCGTTTGGCACTAGAAAACTTTCAGGTAAACATTGACGCTTCTAAAAACTTCGAGCCGATAATTAGTAAATTCCGAGAGGAACTAAATGAAACCGTACAGCGGACTCTAGACAGCGTGGGAGAAACTAGGGATGAACTGTGTAAAATGTCCAGTACTATCTCACAACAGTTAGCGGTCAATAATCATACTATGATGGAGTCGCTAAAGAGCCAAAATAGTATTGCGGAGCGTATTATTGACCCTATTAGTAATCGTATTGACCGTGTGAATATTGAACTAGAGAAGATTTTTGGTGTAAAAGGTAGTAGCAATGTAAAAGGTAAACTAGGTGAAAGTATTGTAGCCCAACATATCCAGTCGGCCTTTCCTGATTATGAAGTTGCCGATATGTCCTACACTCCTCACGAGGCCGATTATCATGTTAGTACCGAGTATGGTAAAGTGTTACTAGAAATTAAAACATACACAGCTAGTGTAAATAAGGAACAAATCGAGAAGCTCTATAATGATATTAATCGTACTGGTATGAACTTGGCTATTTTCCTATCTACAACATCTGGTATTGTAGGTAAAAAACACATTCAGTGGGAGATTTATGGAAAGAATCGGTGTATTATCCTATATGTCCCTAATAGTGGCCTAACACAACAGGGTATCTTGTTCGCCATATTATTTCTAAAAGCACTAGTTAGTGCCGGAATTAATAAAGAGGGTGCTAATACATTCTATAAAAGCGAGGAGGAACTACACAATCTACTAGCTATGTTCGAAGATTTCTATAGTGAACTAGAGGCGGTATTAGAACGTCAGTGTAAATTGCGATATGAGATTGGTACTGTTAAGGGTTCTATCGACCAACTACTAGACAATCTATACAAACATTGCTTCGAACTAGAACTAGACCAGAGAAAGGCACTAGAGCGGATGTATGGTCGTATTCGTGACAAATTGGCTCTAAGGGGTAAGAGTCTAGAGCAATATACCTGGATTAGTGATAGTCTAGAGTTTAGAGGATTTGTAGATAGTCTAGGAGTTAAAGATAGTCTATGTAGTTCACTACTACAACTATATAGCCTATTGGAGGAACTAGGGCGGTTTAAGGTATGCTATGAGAAAGGCGAGAAGGTTAATAAACTAGTTATTGTAGATAGGGGTAGTGGTAACGCGGTATGTAGTTGCCATATTGCCAAGACTAAGATTGACCTAGTATTTGAACTACCTAAAGATTTTAGTGGCTGTATTAGTATCAATCCTCGTTATGAGTCAATTAAAGGCTCTGAAATTACTATTAGTCTAGCTAGTAATAGTGAGTGTAGGGATTTGGTTAAGGCTAGACTAGTTTAGACTAGGCCTAGACTAGTAGTAAATTGACGAGGCTACAGAATATATCTAGTCACAATAACCTCCCGACACCCCCGAGAATCATGAACCCCACCTTCCCCGCGACGCCCTACACGGGCCCGGTCATCGCCACCATCGACGACCCGGTCTCCCGCCAGCACCTCAGCTACGATAGCTGGCTCTTCAACGAGCGCACGCGCAACTGGGCGGCATACATGTCGCACATGCAGCAGAAGCAACAGGAGTTGCGCGTCCGCGTGCTCCAGCAGCAGTACCAGAACAGCATGGCCAAGTTCTACGAGGAGCAGTTGCGTGAGCAGCAACAGCAGCAGCACAAGCAGCGCAAGGCGATCGAGGAACAGCAGCAGCAAGAGCAAGAGCAGCGCCAGAAGCAGCAGCAAGAGCAGGACCAGGCCGACATGGAGAGCTACCTCAAGGAGATTGAAGAGCAGCGCCAGCAGCAGGACCGCGAAGCGGCACAGGAGAAGGCCGCAGAGGAGGAAGCACAAGAGTGGTACCAGTCGGGCGAGGACTTCGCCAAGAGCTGCCGTGCCGAAGCAGTCCGCGAAGCCAAGGACGATCGCCGCGAGCGCCGCCGTCTCGCACGGCAGGACGCGCGCCGCTTCGCCGCCGCCAGCAAGCTCGCAGGCAAGTACCTCGACGACTGCCTGGACAACACCAACAACCCGATCGAGGGCGAAGTCTCGCGCGCCGAGAACTACAACGCGGACAAGCCTTCGCGCAACGTGCGCTACATCGGCGCGGACAAGCGCAAGGGCCAGCTGTTCCAGGCGCGTCGTCAGTTCGGCAGCGGCTGGGGCAAGCAGCTCTAAAGCTGTAGCCTCTGGCAAGCGGCTTGAATAAGCCGTAGCCTCTGGCAAGCAGCTCTAAAGCTGTAGCCTCTGGCAAGTATAGGTCAAGCGTGTATTATCAAAGCAAAATCCTAAAAAGAGACAAACAGGAGTAAAACTTAAAAGGAAATAAAAAGTGGTGTGTTTGTGTTAAGGGGTCTTTACCCCGCTTTGTATGATCTTTGTAACCCATAGTTTCATAACTGACGTCACGTATGAATTTAATCTTTGTTTTAAACAAATTTTTATCTTATTATATGTTATAATAAGTTAAAATGAGTACTTTAGAGGCACAAGTCTTAAAAGCTGTTGCTACTACTTCCGCAACAAATCAAATATCCAATTGTAAATCTGCTGTTTCACCTGGCGGCGATGTCTATGTTACTGGTGCTTTTACTGGTACATTAAATATCGGTGGTGGGATTCCTACTGTCACTACTAATACTACTAATCCTAATGGCAGTGCTTTCTTAGCTAAATATAGTGGTACACTAACACCACTTTCCTTAACGTATATGAGTAATACAGCTGATACCGACTTTTCTTCGGGATTTTCCGTTGCTGTTTCACCAAGTGGTGATGTCTATGTTACTGGTTCTTTTACTGGTACATTAGATATCGGTGGGGGGATTCCTACTGTCACTACTAATACTAATAATGGCAGTGCTTTCTTAGCTAAATATAGTGGTACACTAACACCACTTTCCTTAACGTATATGAGTAATACAGCTGATACCGACGGTTCTGTTGGATTATCCGTTGCTGTTTCACCAAGTGGTGATGTATATGTTACTGGTCTTTTTACTGGTACATTAAATATCGGTGGTGGTATTCCTACTGTCACTACTAATACTACTAATCCTAATGGCAGTGCTTTCTTAGCTAAATATAGTGGAACACTAACACCGCTTTCCCTAACATATATGAGTAATACAGCTGATACCGACGGTTCTATTGGATATTCCGTTGCTGTTTCACCAAGTGGCGATGTCTATGTTACTGGTCTGTTTAATGGTACATTAAATATCGGTAGTGGGATTCCTACTGTCACTACTAATAGTATTAACAGTGCTTTCTTAGCTAAATATAGTGTGTCACTAACACCACTTTCCTTAAAATATATGAGTAATACAACTGATACCACCGGTTCTATTGGATATTCCGTTGCTGTTTCACCTAGTGGCGATGTCTATGTTACTGGTACTTTTACTGGTACATTAAATATCGGTAGTGGGATTCCTACTGTCACTACTACTAGTACTAGTCGTGATGGTAGTGCTTTCTTAGCTAAATATAGTGGAGCACTAACACCACTTTCCTTAACATATATGAGTAATACAGCTGATACCGACGGTTCTATTGGATATTCCGTTGCTGTTTCACCAAGTGGCGATGTCTATGTTACTGGTCTGTTTAATGGTACATTAAATATCGGTGGTGGGATTCCTACTGTCACTACTAATACTACTAATGTTAGTGCTTTCTTAGCTAAATATAGTGGAACACTAACACCGCTTTCCCTAACATATATGAGTAATACAGCTGATACCGACGGTTCTTTTGGATTATCCGTTGCTGTTTCACCAAGTGGCGATGTCTATGTTACTGGTAGTTTTAATGGTACATTAAATATTGGCAGTGGTGTTCCTACTGTCACTAGTACAATTACCGCGGGCAGCAATGGTTTCTTAGCCAAGTACACCACTAATCATAGTGAACCCATATGTCTTGTATCCGGTACTCCTATCCTCACCGATCAGGGTATCGTAGCTATTGAGAAGATTGATACGGCTGTCCATACTATTAGTGGCAAACGTATCGTTGCGGTTACAAGGGCCATCACGCCCGAAAAGAACCTTATTTGCTTCGAGCCCCACTCCGTTGCCATTAATTGCCCCACAAAGCGGACTGTTATGACTCCCGGCCATGAAGTACTCTATAAGGGCAAATTAGTACAGGCTAAGCACTTTGTTGGCAAACTAAATGGTGTACATACGGTACCGTATGATGGCAAAGTAGTCTACAATGTACTACTCCAACAACATGGAGTAATGAGTGTAAATAATATGGTTGTAGAAACGCTCCATCCCCAGAATAAGGTAGCTAAGGAGATTTTAAACACCTTTTGAATATTGTATGTTATCCTTTACTTTTCATTACATTTGCGCGAAACTACTAGAAATAGTACGTTCTGTCTTTTTATACTTTGACATTGCCAGTTCAATAAGTTCCATAATAGATTCAATGGCCTCTTTATCCATACTATCAATTAGGAGTTGTACTGTAAATACCGGCGCGGGATCCTCTTTACCGACACTAAGAACTGCCTCGATATTGGTCCCAGACTTTTTGAATACACTAATTTCACTAGTTACTTCATTGTAAATGTCTTCGCAATTTTCACTAAATTCCTCGACGTTTTCTAATTCTACTTCATTGGATTGTTGGCAGAAAATGTCAAAATAAGTTCCGCGATACTTTTTAACGACTTCATTGCTCTTTTCGTATAGGGATACCGTCTGTTTAACGGGTACATCTAGCCCCAGAACCGTGGAACTACCCTTTTGAATACTAGAATCTAGATACTTGTTCTTATAGTAGAACCGCTTACTAAGACTCTGCTTACTAATAAACCAACCGTTTTTACTCAGGTAAGTTTTAAAAATATCGAAAAAGATCTTGTTACTAATGCTGAAGCATTGGCGTGAAATAGATTTACCAATAGTAATAGTTAGCCGATTACTATTAGAAAGGTTACGAAAGCTTTGAATTACTTGTGTGATATCCATGGTTTATTGTACTTTGTAATTCTAGAGGTAATTATTAAATCAATTTCTAATTGATTGCGAATATTTCAGGATAGCATTATAAAAGTTGGCTTTGGGAGTAAAGGCTACAGGGCGTTTCATTTGTATAAATTTAATACAAAGATCAACTAGTTCTTTACTATCAAGGCTTCGGCCCTCAGAAGAATCAATAAAGGAGTGTTTAACCAAGTAGCAGGCCACTACAGCCGCTGAACGTTGTCTACCGGCATAACAATTAACTAATACTTTTTTATCTTTAGATAGGTAGTAATGAATATCATCTACAAGTTGTGGTATGTGGCTTAAGAGTAGTTCGGCGTCATCTGGATGGTCGCGAACAGAAATATTTGTTACTTTTATGTCTTGTTGTTTAAGTATATGTTGTTCTTCGGGGAAAACCATATTTGATAGGTTAATAACATATTTAATCTTCTCTTCGACAAGAAAATCTATATCATTGGATGCGATAACATCACCTAAATAGAGGTTTTTAATAATAAGATTGGCCTTATCTAGATTCCATACATAGTCATATAAATAATAATAGTAATAAAAAGTATTATTAATTAAAGGATCCATATTTTAATTACTAATAATAATTGATATATTTTTAAATATAAATTCTCTATTCTCGAGAGTGAATAGATGTAATTTGGTTATTAGTAGTATTGCCAATAACTACTATAGAAAGTATTATAAGGATGATGAAAAACCAAGTTGAGTTATTAAACATAACTATACTATATAATGTGATTTTTATTCACAGAATATTATCAATATATAAAATAGTATATAAATGTCATATGTACCAAAGAGACTAATAGATATGAATGTATTACAAAATATGACACGAAATAACCAAACATCCAGATTGTTAGACTATGAACTTCAGAACATACCTATAAAAGTAAATAGGGTAGAAAATGAAATAGAGCGGATAAAAACCGGTGGTGTTAAGAAGATTGGTCCTAGTATATTAAATGGTGTAGTATTTGTCGGGACCTGCCTATTAATTTATTGGGTTTTACACTACAAATATTACAAGAAAAAAGAATCTATGTATAAATAAAATGGTCGCAGCACACTTTTTGTTGATCTTTGCTTCTCTTATATTTGGTATTATTTGTGCTACCGTTCCTTATCACCGTAGTATTTCTAACCGTGACCGCATGTATTTTAGGGCAGAACCACCTTGATGTAGTCACTATTTACTACTACCAGTGTACATTTTAAAGTACATCTTTTCCACCTCTTCGTAACTATAAAGGCGTTTCACAGGTACATCTTTACCTACCATTTTTTTGTTATAGTCTAGGTTAACAACATTGTGTAAATCAACCAACCATTCAAATAGGTCTCTGCGAGTATCTAGACGCGGTGGGTTGTTTTTGAAGTGTTTTTTGTAATTGTCTTTACATAGACATGGTAGTACGTATTGTAGAGATTCTAGGAAGGTATACATGTGTTTTTTCTCTTTTGGTGTAGCTTTAAGGCGATTTTCTGCATATGTAAAAGACATACTATGTAAAAATATCCACAGGTGTGGCCCCCAAATATTCGGATCCATTTACTATTTTATTAATAGATTTAATTATACATGATTAGGAATTTATCTACTTAAATATAATTAAATCTATTCATAGAATAAACAAAAATGTTATTTGTTGGAGCCGCTCAAGTCGTTAGTTCTATAGGTACTACAGCAACACTAGTTACATCGGATGTTTTAATTAGAACTATTAGTGCTACTACATCTAGTATATATACTATTGGTAAAATGTTGCTAAGTGATAGTAAATATGTGGATTTAAGTTCTTTAGAAAAATTAGAAAAACAACTAGATCTTCTAGAAACAATAAAGATATATAACCTTTGGATTAAAGAGATATTGGATAAAAATAAAGAAATAATAGATAATTCAGAAACTATGAAGGAATCCATACATTCTATCGTGGAAGTACTAAACGAACTAAATGAACTATTGAAAACTATAGAAACAAAGGTATCATGTCATAAATTAAAATGGTTTAGTTATTTTAGAAGCCTCAACTTCTGTACTGAACTAGAAGAACTAAAGGTAAAAAAGAATATTCTAGATAATAGATTTGACATATTACAAAAAATATATACTAGATTTAACTAAATACATTTATCTAAAATACATTTAACTAAATAAATTTATCTAAAATACATTTATCTAGTTTTGACCGCACTTTTTCAAAAGTGCTTTTGACCGCACTTTTCGACGGAGCAAAGCTCCTAGCCACATCCGCCTAAGGGGCGGATGATTGGCAAAAGTGCTTTTGACTAAGTAACCATTCCGGTAAATTGATTTAAGAATGTATTATTAATATAAAATACAGCTCTTGAATATAGAATGAGCCACAATTCTACCGTTGAACAACTCCTTGATTATACCAAAACTGGTACTGGACAGAGCCGCTTTATCAACATTGGTAACACCTGTTACCTAAATAGTGCCCTACAAGTACTTATGCATATCGAAGAGCTACACAAGATTTTCACTATTACCGAGCAGTTAAAAGGTACCAACCCGGATTATTTTAACAATAAAGACACACGTTTCTATGATTGTATCAAAGCCATCTACAAGGGTTATTGGGAGGAAGACTGCCTTATACGGCCTATTGGTATTGTGCGATACCTTGATAACCACTCCTACTTTCCTATGGGTGAACAAAGTGATTCTACAGAAGTACTAACATGTCTTATCCAAAAAATTCATGAAATTATTTGTGTACCTAGTGAGTCAATTGTTACTAACCCTAGTTCAAAACTAGAGCCACTGTCGGTTGTAGAGTGGAACCTACACCTAGAGTCAAAAACCTCACAGCTAGTAGATATGTTTTGGGGGCAGTACTATAGCCAAACTAAATGTGAAGGGTGTGGTACTAAGACGAAAAAGTTTGAAACCTTTCATTACCTTACTCTACAGGCCGTGATTGATGGCGAGGAAGAACCCACTAGCCCCACTACACTAGATAAGCTGTTTGAAAACTTTCGGTCAAAGAAGGCATTTGATGCCGATAATAAGTACCAATGTGATACATGTAATCGTAAGGTAGACAACGCCACAAACGAAACATCTCTATGGAAGCTACCTAAGTATCTCATTATCCAGTTTAAGCGGTACTATGACGGCAACGAAGGTGGCCGAAAGCAGTTAAAAAAGGCAAACCGTGTGATTAGTTATCCTCTAGAATTCGACCCACATTGTTTACTTAGTAGTAATAACAAAACCCTGTATAGTCAAAAGCTCAACTACAAACTCCATAGTGGTGTATTTCACTATGGGAGCCTGATGGGAGGTCACTACAACTGCTTTACCTGGAATACCGATACAAATAGTTGGTATGGTTTTGACGATGATAGCAAACAGGACTTGGTTGCTCCTCCCCTAGAGAACAACTCAATCTACCAACTGGTATATAAATTAGAATAAAATATGTAAGTATGTGGTAAAATGAATCAAAGTATAGAATAATTAGTATTCTATAATTGGATTTAGTTGTATTTTAGTACTTTGTAAGCGATAAGCGAAAAGTTTTATGATTAGAAGGCTTATATTAAGCGATAAGTTTTATGCTTAGAAGGCTTATATTAAGCGAAAAGTTTTATGCTTAGAGCTTATCGAAGATATCGATAGTACCAAGGTACATGCGACGGCAGCACATTTTGCGAATACCAAGAAGATTCATAGCTACATACTCAGGTGTGATATCCTTATCTTCTAGTTCGGCTTTTTGGCCTAGGGGGCGAATGGTAGTTTCCGAGAGGCGAGTACGGGTTTGGTCACGATTTTCAGAATTGGTCATATTGAGGTAATCGTGCCACTTATTGTTGGAGATAGGCTTGCCGCAGGTAAAACAACGAACAGGGACAATCATGTTTATACTATTAACAAATTAGAAAAACTTTTATCAATTTTATTTTTAATAACTATTCTTATAGATTCTTATAAAGTTGATTAGCGGCGGCTGCCTTACCCTTAGCACCACCCTTTTTGCGAGCGGCAGGCTTCTTAGTAGGAGCCTTTTCAGATTGTTCGGAATTAATAGAACCTAATGTTATTTCGCCGGCTTCTAGTCTGTTTAGTATATTATCCTTTCTACTCTCATCGCCATCAAATATATTGTTCATGATGTTATTTAGTTTTTCTACACTTTCTAAATATTCCTTTGTATCTAAATCATCCTTTTCTATATCAAAGGATTCTAACGTTTGTTGGTCATTTGCTGCTTTAGCTACTTTAGACACTTTACCGCCCTTTTTAGGAGTTTTAGCAGTTTTAGCCGTTTTAGAAACATTAGAGCGGGTATCTAATGTTGCTACATATAATGTCTTACCTAGAATAGGAGTAACTTTTTCTAAGGTCTCCTCGGATACCTTTGTTCTTTCTTCGGCTTCAACCTCTGCTTCGTGCTGTTCTGGATCTCTTAGTTCACTTACCGATAGGTCCAAATCCTCTAAAGTAGGTTCTTCACTAGATTCAACTTTAGATGCCTCTGATAATTCCTTTTTTGCTTTAGCTGCTAGTACCTCTACAACAGATGGCGTTTTAGTAACCTGTTTACGGCGCTTTACTAGTACATCTACATCAGTTTGCGAATCAATTGATTTGTCATCTTGTACCTTTCTAGATACATTACGTACGGAATAGTCATCTAAAAATAGGTATTCATTGGGTATTAATTTAGATTTAGGAATAGGGTCGGGGTTCTTGCGAATTTGGCGAAGTACTAGATGAGTAGCAAAGGCATTTTTCATAACCTTCAAGCCCGAGATTTCAACAATAATATCTAGAATATTGCCTACTTTAATATCCTTTTCTAAGTCTAATTTATTCTTCTTAGTATCGAATATTTTAGTACTGTCGCGTTCAATCTTAACACGAAGTAGGTTGTTTTTAAAGGAGCTTTTGTAGACACTCTCTACATCTTTCATGGATAGAGACTTACCTAACCAATCCTCGCAGTTTTTAAAGCAAGACACCTGGTTGAAATTGTCTAATTCTAGAAAGAATTTAGAGGTTTCCCCAATACGCTCTTTAACTTCTACATCAATATAGCCTTGATCCTCATCGATAAATATGGGCTCGCTACTAAGAACGACTTTATTAATTTGAAAAAATATAGGTTGGTCTTCTATATCATAGTCTATATAATACTTTCTATTTCTCTTTTCTAAACTATCGGATAGATTAATCTTATTAAAGGGGAATTCTCTATTAGTAAACACGGATGTACTAGTAACAACAGTTGACATTGTATATCTATCAACTTAGTAGAACGATTTTTTAGTCTAAAAACGCATTTAATCTTACCCTTAGGGTATTTTTGATGAAAGTAACCCTTCACTTTGTGAACTATGGTTAAAATTAAAGATAGATAAAATGAATACAAAATACAAAAAGAATTGAAAGTATTTTATTTCTTTTTATTAAATAGAAAAGGATGTCGGGTAAATTTTCGAGACTATTCCACAAAAATACTGTTCAAGACCGTATTCATGTCCACCCTAAATTTCTACAATCCAATCTCGATGAAGCTATTACCAGCCAACTTCGTACCAAAGTAGAGGGCATCTGTAACCGTGATGGCTACGTAAAACAAAACTCTGTAACACTTTTAAAGCGTAGTATTGGTATGGCTAGTAGTAATGACACGAATGGATTTGTAACATTTGATGTATTATATAGTGTTGATGTGTGTAATCCGACAACAAATGAAACATATCCTTGTATTATCAAAAAAACAAACAAGTTTGGTTTTCTACTAGAACCACTAGAAAAGCCTAATCCACTAGTCATTGTCATTGCTAAACAACACGTTGAAAATAAGGACTTGTTAAACTCTATTAAGGAAGGAGACAAGGTAGTAGTGAAGATTCTAGGTTCTCGTTTTGATTTAGGTGATGATAAGATCTCTGTTGTAGCTACTATTACAGGCCGTATTACCTCAGATATCAGTAAAAGTATCTAACACTTGGCCGATTCTAAAATTGTTAGTTTGTTTAGAACCTTTATCATAGCTATTAATAAAATAATAATAGAAACACAAAGAAAGGCAAATCCTAGGTAGAAAAATATTAAATACTTGTGTAAATAGTTATAAATGTGTATAAATACTTTGTTTTTAACTTTGTCTATATTTTCAGTTTTGTTAATCTCGGTAACAAATTGTTCTATAAAATCGGAAGTCATCTTACCAATAACCATTTTCGACCGGGCTTTAATGATCTAGAAGAAAATAAAAATTAATCTTTCTTCAAAAACTTAGCAGGATAAGCATGTGACTTTACATAATGCCAAATGAATTATTTTTAAAAATTATTTAGTCGATTTATTAAATAATTTTTACTTACCGTGGAGTGCCATAGTGTCCACAAGTTAAGCTTCGCTAACTTTGGCACTATACGGTATTGCCAATACAAATAACCTAATTCCACTGTCTATTCAGTGAGAACTTTGATACACTATAACAATATTTTACAAAATTCTCATAATCTATTTCTATTTTATAATTGTATTGAGATTTATAATTAATCCATTCATTTAAAAGCTCAGCGTGTATATCTCTAAGTTGTGAATGGTTTTTTCTTTCAAACTCTCTAAGTCGGATTTCATACAAGTTAAGTGGCATTAAGAATACCTATTTGATTAATTATTTATTATAATACTATACTTATTTATAGTACATTTTCCGCATCATTTTCCTCTAAATCCTCTGCTTCTTCTGCTTCTTCTGCTTCTATTGTTACTGCGCTATCTTTAGTGTTTTCTATAGTTTCAATTGCTAATGTAAGAATATCCAATGGGTTATATATATTTTCATCATGTATTGTGTTAACAACATTGTCTATATTGTCTATATTATCTATGGTTGGTTCTAGTAAAATATCTAATTCTTTATTTTCGTTTTCTTCTTTTGTATCTTCTACAAATAGTGCCGAATGTATTGTATGTATCCGTCCAGGTGATAAATTATTCAATACGTCTTTAAAAAAGTTTAATACGGCATCTTTTTGTTTTTCTGTAACATCTACACGGGTAATTGGTTTAGTCGTTGTATATACTACCGACTCATCATTCGTAGGTATTATATCTTCTAAATTGTCTTCTTTATCTTCTATAATAGGTTCTAAATTTATAACAGGAGTAATATCTAAGTTATCACTTGGTTTCTGTAATTCTAGTAAGTACTCAATATCCTCAACACTAAGTGGCATTTGTACAAATTTTCTAGCGAAAAATATTTTATTTTTTCTACACATTTCTATAACATCTTTTACTATTGTATTAAAAGCAACAGGATGTTTAGATTTATTAGACCAGTCTACAAAAGTGATAGGATGATTAATTATTTCATTACTGTTTATTCTAACTATATACAGAAACATATTAATAAAAAAGTGTTCATCTGGTGCCGGGCAATACATGTAATCTTTTAATTGTTGGTTGAGGATATTTGTGTAAATAGGGCTAAGAAGTGTAGATACATGTTTTCTATCTAGGCACATCCACTGGGATTGCTTTGCCCAATTATGCCCTGGCATATTTAAATAACTCTTTATGATACTGTATCTATCCATATTTTTACCTACGGTCCAATTTATTCTACTACGGGTTGTTTCGGATATAAGTGTATTGTAAATATTATTAAAATTAGTAGTGGGTAGACAAAATTCTGATAGTAAGATAAATTTGGTAACTGATGAGTCTGAAATAGCTGTCTGTAATAGATATACAGTAGCCTTGACTAGGGATATAGTCCCCCAAGCAGTTGGAATAGGCTTTAGAATAGTAGAATTTTTACTAGTCCACATAGGGGATGTAAGAGTTGTTGGGTTTTTAGAGTGAATTACAATACGATATTTACTACTATCGACATCTTGAAAATACCTTTCCCATACTTTTACATTATTTACCTCTCCCCTAGTCAAAAACAAAAATGCTATTTTATCTGGCATTATTTATTGTTATATGCTAGATATTATAGAAATCTACTTTACGCAACATATACTACAAAAAAAATATCACATTAATTTAAATGGCTAGACAATACGTTGATATTAAAATTCAAGAACCTGCTCTAAAAGTTATTGATGAAAAACACAACATTAGTTATGACTTTAGAGCGCCTGCTATCGAAAGTATCCACACAACTACCAAACTTAACTATGCTTTTTTCTCAAGAGAAAATATGGATATTGTACAAAATGCTCTCCGTTACGAAGCATGGAGACGTACTAATAAAAAGCACATTATTCATAGACAATCCGACACAGAACTAGGTATTATTATGCGTGCCTTTTATCTACAATATGGCAAAAATTTACCAGATAATATTGTAGAACAAGTCCAAGAACTTAATAATCTAGTTATAGAGTACTTAGTGCCGAAAATTATGGTTCAGATCGACCAATATGTAAGCTACTTAATTGATATTAGTACCCCCTACAGAATCGTAGAATATCCTGTTAATACAGCAATCCATGGTGAAAAATCATTTAATATGGCTAGATTTATCTAACACTTTTAACAAAAGTGTAAGTCAAAACTTAGATAAATATATAGATAAATTTATTAGGGTTATGCGATAAATATATTTAGAAATGTATAAATGATAAATTTATAGATAAATGTATCTATAAATCTATGTGGGGTACTAGTGGCATCTAATATGTTTTATTAGAATATATATTAATTATATTAGTTCTTTTAGAAATCAGAGAGGATACATTTACAATATGATGATCTCTTTTCTCTAAAGACCCTAATATAATTTATATATATCCTAATAGATTATATTAGATATCACTAGAAACAACTAGAACCACTAGTAGCAACTAGAATCACTAGAAACAACTAGAACCACTAGTAGCAACTAGAATCACTAGAAACAACTAGAACCACTAGTAGCAACTAGAACCACTAGTAGCAACTAGAATCACTAGAAACAACTAGAACCACTAGAAACAACTAGAGATTATAGATGTATATTTATCTATACATTTATCCCAATATATTTATCATTTATTTATCTTTTTGACTTACACTTTTTTTAAAAAGTGTTTTTGACTTACACTTTTTTTTAAAAAGTGTTTTTCTTAAAAAGTGTTAGTTACGTTTACTCTTTAGCTTTTGTTTTAGTTTGTTGCGTAGTTCAGCCTTCTTTTGTTCTACTGTAGTTTCATCTTCAGCATCTTCACCCTCACCAGTTTCACCGGAAAAGGCACCCATTCCGGGCATACCAGCGAACATAGGATTATTATTGAATACGGTACCCATCATCTTTTGGGCCTGACTAAACAAATCCTTTTCATCGATTTGACCACTATTAATCTTATGTTGTATCTTATTGCCAACACTCTTTACCATACCCTCCATAAAATCCTTGCCTTCCTTGTTAAACATAAGCTTAAAAATATCTTGAGGATTTTGTATACTCTTAAACGATTCGGGTATCTGGATTTCCTTAGATATTTCCTCGGCTAGCTCCGATAATAGAGGATTGTCGTGAATAAAGCTCTTATCGGCATCATTGAAATTCTCGGCTTTAAAGGCACTCTCAAAATTCTTCATTAAATTTTCCATATTAGTACCATCAAGTGTTTGGAGATTGGT